AGTCACCCATACCAAGATCCCAAGCAACAAAAGACTTGCAAAGGTCATCCCGGTCAATAGTCGTGATCCTAGACTTGGCTTCGAGATCGTTAATAATCTGCCCAAAATAGCTCCCTTCCACGGGGCTTGAGAAGCTGCATTCAAACTCCTGAAAATACTTGTCTTCGCCCATTTCCTGACGAGAAGACCAAAGTTCCTTCTCAGGGATAATCTGAGTTTGGGAAGCCTTGAACTCAATCAGCGCCCAGTCTTCAGTTTTCTCAGCCCTATCACGTAAGTCCTTAAAATGATTATTGCCTTTGGGAGTGCCAATAAACAATGCCCATCCAAGACGATCAGCTAGAGCAGGACGAAGAATCTCATTCCAAATCTTAGGATTCATATCGCCAACTTCGTCTAGCACTACTCCATCGTAGTACCCACCTCGTAGCGAATCTGGATTTTCTGCGCCATATAGCGAAATCCTGCGCCCCCAGAAATCTACCCTAAGCTCAGATATATTAGCCACCGCACCTAGCGGCCTTGTGTACTTAACTAAATAATCAAAGGCAATTCTTTTGGCTTGGGCATAAGTTGGCGCGACATAGGCGTATCTAGGAGCCTCTAGCTGGCACTCTATAGCCTGTTTGACGATCTGGTTAATAGCCGCAACAGTCTTGCCAAACCGCCTGTGCATAACTCCAACAACGAAGCGGTTATTGTCTAACGCCTCATGCAAAGCCAGTTGATGTTCCCTCGGCTTGTAAGGAATTTCGATTACTTCTGCCATGTAACCACGTGCTGCTGAGGAGCACCATCAAGACCAGTGACCTCAGTCCTAGCCAGCTTAGGGATATGGTACTCAGAGAGCTTGTTCATTAGGTCTAGCGCCTTATAAGGATCATCCTGCGCTACCTCATTAAGCCACTTGTCCATGTTAGGAGCATTGCGCTCGAGTAGATTAGCAATAGCCTCTCGGACTATTTGAGTGGACTTATTAGGCACTCCTTTAGGTCTTCCCTTACCCATATTAGTAAGGTTAGCAACTCCTCCACTTGCCTCTACTTTACTGGTTTCGTTTGTTTCCATAATTGCATTATCCTTTGGATGTCATGCTTACTTCTTAAAGTAATTTTCCATATTCTTTATTGTTTGGTTTTCATATTGCTTTTTTGTTATTTCTTTATTAAGTAGCTTGTTTTCTAGTTCTTGGCTAAACCAAGGCGCTTTAGTGCTTAGTGTTTCTTTATTGGCTGTTTCTGGCAATTTACCCATCAACTTGTTTTCACCATAAACTCGTTGATAAGCCATCCCTGCGTTTTCAGCATTACTCCATAGATTCCTTAAACTAGCTTTTGCTGCATCTGGCAAATTTGCTACAGCCTGTGATTGACCTAAATACTGATTCAAATCAGCTAATGCTTGCCCAACTGGCATATTAGAGTAGTTAATAGGAGATTCAACCCCGTAAGCCTTAGCCTGATTAACCAAATCATTTATTGCTTTCCTAGCCGTAACTTCTGCTGGATTAACATTTGTTCCTGTACTTGAAGCCATTGGTACACCAAGTAACCCAGTAGGCTTAATGCTTCCCTGAAATTGCGCTAAATTAAACATCTTGTCCATGTATGGCGTATTCATTGCCATACCACCAGACTGTTCTAACGCTTTTTGCTGTGCTGCTTCTTCAGTAGTCGGGAAATATCGTGCTGTTGCATTCCTAGCAAATTCCATAGGATCGTTAACCAGCAATCCTAAACCAGCCTTAGTCGCTTGTTTCTGGCGGTCAATAACGCCAAGAATGCTACTCAATAATCCGTCAGCCATATATCGCCTCGTACATATCCGGCTTGTTAGCCTTTATCCACTCTCGTGGTTCCTCATGGCATTTCTCAAAGTCCGTCCCTACTGTCTGGCTTCCTGCGTGATGCACATAAGCCCTTGAGACAAAATGCCTAAACCCTGCTTTTTGCAGGTCATGGCATATTATATTATCGGAATACCAATTCGTGCTTGGAAACTTGGCTACGTTCCATGCCTTTTTTGTTATGGATGCAAATATAGGCGCTATGACTCCTGTAGGCTTAATCATTGTCTCACTAGCCCATCGTAACCCTACCTGCTGATCTTCCTCTACTGGGAATCTAATGTTCTGGTCAGGCAATACATAGTCTGATCTTGCACCCAAGAATCCGAGATTTATGTTGTTTGATTCCAGAATTTCAGCATCTTGCCTAAGAAGATCTATAGCACTAGGTGTTATAGCAATATCGTCATTAGATAGTATTACTGAATCGTAACGCCCATGCTCAAAGGCATAGTCTGTAATGGAATTGTAGGCATCACCAAAGTTAGTGGCTTGGTTTGGCCTCCATATCAGATTAGGCAGAATTGACTTAGCCCTATGCCATAAGTCTAGACTGTTAGCTGATAGATATACAGGCATCTCAGGCGCATAAACCCTAATGCTTTCAAGCAATATCGTTATACCGGGATTACTTACTGAGCAGATGACTATAGCTTGCACAAGGTTACCTTCATGGATTCGACTGCTCTTGGAGTCCTAAGTATTTCTCCATCGGAAACACCTTTCTCAGACATTTCTGAGCCTAGTTCCGACAGCTTGAACTGGAGTTCTGCCAACCTAAAGCCAGATTCCCAGCCTAAATACCAGCACCACTCGGTGTAGTACAGCCAGCTATTCTCGTTAAAAGCACGTACATGAGTAGGATCTTGCCATGCACCTAGACTTAACTCATACGGTACGGATATAACGAACTCCCCACCGACTTTAAGTAAGTCTCGACAGTTCCTCATGGCACTAATTAAATCCGGAATATGCTCTAAAACGTCATTTGCGACGATTTTTTCAAACATCTCAGGTTTAATCTTGATCTGTCCGAACCGGGTATCTATTAACTCACCCCATCGAACCTTAGATATGTCACATACCCAGTCAGGATTAACCCTAGCCTGAATATCCGAATTTAGACAATCTTCTCTCCAGTCTTTACCAGAGCCTAGATTTAGTATCATTTTTTCTTGTTTCTAGCGGAAATAGCTGCGGCTTTCTTCTTGGCATCTGCCTTACTGCTAGCACCCCATGCTTGTAGGGATAACAGTAGGCGCGTAGGTTCACCGTTAGGCTTCTTCTCTGGCCCCGGCATATTACCCATACGGGCTAGGAAACTGGCTCGTCTAGGATTGTCTCCTGACTTAACGGGAGCCTTTAGGTTAGATCCGGGATTCTCAGCCTCGTAAGACTTACGGCCTTTTTCATTCAGGCCACCCTTAGGATTCTTCCCCGTCTTCTTCGTCCATGCTGCTGCCATATTCTTCCTTCATCTCCATTTTTGCCATTCTGAGCATATTCTTCTGCTTATCGGTCATTGGCTTCGTAATCGGACCACCAACTAACCAAGCAGAACAAGTACGATCAGCAGCGCACTTAAACTCGAAAAGCTCACAATAGCCTAATTCTGCACTAGCAACAACCTCGTTAGCGTAAGTCTCGTTATCCGATTCCTCACCCTGAATACCCTTGATAATGCAGTCCATCATCTCAGGAGTCTGGATAAATGCAGAACAGTTACCGCAGTGCATTGTCTGTGCATTGTCTGGAGTCGTAGCCCACTCAACAGCACGTTTTTCCCAGAAGTCTTCAGGTTCCTCTGGGTTTGCTGGGCCATAGCCTACATTCTTAAATGCCCAATCTCGATTCTTTAGGTTGAGCTTGATGTCTGAACAGACTTTAGGACAGGTCTTCATTTCTTTTTACCTTTGGCTGTTTTAGCTGCTTGCTTAAAGTCAGCCTTCGTAGGAGCGCCCTTAGTTCCCGGCTTACGCATCTTTTCACCAGAACCCTCGGCTATGCGCTTACGCTTGGCATGAATATTACTGTAGAGACCGGATTTCATTTGTATCCTCGTTAATAGATTCAAGAACAACATCTAAAGGATTTTTTTCGTTGTTAATGCCTTTTTTGTTCAACCAATGAACATAAGACACTAAAAAATCAAATGAATCCTTATCTGCTTTACCACCCCTTCCGGGACGAATTTCATCCCAAGCAAATACAGCATGGGCTTGACGATTTTTTATTTTTAAATATGGCTCAATATCTGACAAAAAATTAACAGCTTTTGCCCAAGAAATTCTCCAATAATAACCTTGTTTCCAGTTATCTTTTTTTAATGAAAGCGGTTTTATATCACCGCCCCATTTTTCTTTAAATTCATTAAGAATTTCTAAATTTGTATTTGTTACAAGGACTCTAGGAAATATTGATGTCCTTGTTTTTGCGAATCCTATACATCCTTCGCCATCAACAAATCCAGCAGCATATTGTATATTCATTTTTTAGGTTGTTTTTTTGCAACACTATAAGCAATTGCAAGAGCTTGCTTCTGGGACTTGACCACTGGGCCACCCTTGCCAGAATGTAGCTCACCTTTGCCATACTCACGCATAACTTTGGCTACCTTCTTGGCTGCTTTGGTCTTCTTCATTTAGAATCTCCTGTACCTGCTGTGCTAATTGCAATTCGGTAACCTCGTACCGACGCTCAAAGGCTTTTCTTCCCATGCCGTGATAGCCAGTATTCCCCCTGTGATGCTCGGGACAAAGTGGGATAGTCGCATAATTAGAATTCCTGACACCCATCCCCAAACCGATACCTCGGATATGGTGAATCTCTGCTGGAGTCCCAATATAGCCAAGCCTGTAACAAATTATACAACCTATATCAGCTACTTTTGACAGGTATTGAGCCTCTTTTTTACGCATTACATCCCCAAGATTTTCTTAACTTCGCCCAAGAACTTAGGATCAGTAGGTCTATTAGCTCGGTAAATGCTCGGAGTCGTGCGGTTATAACATCCAGCACAACGCCAGCCCCTAAGACTTCCTTCCTTACGATAGCCGCCTTCCTCCGGCTTAGATTGCTGGCAGCTATTGCAAAAACGCATCTTCATTTATTCTTTCCTTGGAGTTTCTTTTGAACATCCAGAATCAGAGCTTTAATCTGGTCTGGATAGTAATACTTGAGATTACCGAAATGCTTTAAACCAATATCCTCTATCTCAGGCTCGGTTAGATTCCGCAGCTTGATGGGCAATTCGCTTGTCTCGAATAATTGCCTTTGCCGGGTCATAGCGTAAGAAAGATTCGCCCTCGTTACATTCAGGACATACAGTTACGGTTCCGTCAGAACAGCAAGGATCACTCGCCGTAGGAACATCATCACTATCTATTACGTAACCGCAATACTCGCACTGCACTAAGTTGCTATCATCCACTATGTTTATGTCGTTCATATTATCCTCTTATTGTGTCGATCTATCTATAGCCCGGTTAGAGGCTTCCTGCGTCCTGTAAACATCAATCCTAGCCTGTGCTGCTACCAACATCCAACGAAGTTTCTCAGCTAAAGCTACCGCTTTTTTAAGGTCATCCAATACCTCTATATATTCTGGATGGCTATAAGCATAGTTTTCTTTATCTGCAATAGTGTTTCCTATTGCGTTAGCAAAAAGTAATGCTTTCTTTGATTTTCTAAATTCTGTTAAGTAAGTAACCTCAGCCTTTGCAATAGCATATTGAGCAGAATGCCGAATCATGTAGTCAATGCTTTTATGTGGATTTATTGTTTTCATATAGTTAAGCCGGGTTTCCCCGGCTAGTTATTTATTAAATAAATTTCAGGTCTTTGGTTGATCCTTGCCATCCACGGAAATCTGTATCAAATTCATTTTCTGGCAATTTAACGATTGATGAGTAGCCCTTACCTCTTGAAATAACGCTAACTACAGTACCGGCTGGATAATATGCATAAACGCTAGCGTTTTTTGAATCTGCTCTCCAGTATGGCTTTTTTAATGTTGCAGTCTTGATTGCGTTCATGGTCAGCTCCTAGTTGATTAATATTGTGCTGCTGTGAAAGAACTATAGCATAGTATTCTCCAAGTGCAACATAAATATTTCTATCAGTTACTATTTCCCGATAGTTTTAGCCTTTGCAATGGTCATACACCGCTTTTATTGCATCTTTTGCATTATTAACCACCGCAACCTGACCTCTCCAGCCTGTATGCCAGATCAACTGCTGTGGCGTTAGCTTGCCATCCCCGTCTTTAAGCTCCAGTAGTACGTTATAACGTCTTCCGTTATGGCTATGACCTACCAGTAAATCAGGGCATCCTTCCCCTACCTTATGCAAATGCTGGACAATAAACCCTTCCTCCCGCAGTGCAGCAACAATAGCCTTCTGGTTTGCATCTACTCGGTAAGCTCTCAACGCCAATCTCCCTTTATCCCTCTGTTTCCCTTAGCCCACTGCTCTTTGCAGTCTTTAGCTAACTTCTCTGCTACTACATCACCCCTAGCTTTCCTAACCCTAGCTAAGTAATCTAAAGCCTTGTTCCTATCCTCAGCTCTCCAACGTAATACTTGAGAAACCTCACACTTATGACGGTATTCTTCAGATTGATCCACTCAGGATTCTCCAGGCTGTAGCTGCACACAATGGGACTTGTCCATTGCCAATGGCTTTAAGTCTGTCCATTCTAGAGGCCACCCCATCAGCCACTCTACCCACGTTGGGTTCAACGCGCCAGAAGTCGGATGTACTGATTGACTCAACATAATTTGCTTTCCTTTCGCAATCCTTCTTTGAATTGATGGATTGCTCATATTTCCACGATCCTTGTTGTCGCTTGCTTGTGGAGTCGGAAACTTTCTCATTGCAACCGTTGCCGCTAATGTTGGCGTTTTCCTTTTGAATTCCGCTGGATATGCCGCTTCCTTTGCATTGTGACAAGTTGGAGTAGGCCACATTTCTAGCAACAATCCAGATTCTGTCCCTTTGATGGTTTGCTCCAACGTCGGCTGCTCCCAACACTCCCCATCTCGCATCAAACCCCATCGAGGCCAAGTCTCCGAGAACAGTTCCAAGTCCCCTAGAAGTGAGCATTGGTGAGTTTTCCACGAACGCGAATCTTGGTTGTACTTCGTGAATGATCCTTGCCATTTCTCGCCACATTCCTGATCGTTCTCCGTCAATACCTGCTCCTCGTCCTGCCGAACTAATGTCCTGGCATGGAAATCCTCCAGATACAACGTCAACAATTCCTCGCCACGGCTTTCCGTCAAAGGTTTGAACGTCATCCCAAATCGGGAAAGGCGGGAGAAGTCCGTCATTTTGTCTGGCGCACAATACGCTAGCTGGGTAAGGTTCCCATTCAACTGCACAGACTGTTCGCCATCCAAGGAGTTTCCCCCCAAGTATTCCTCCACCAGCACCCGCGAAAAGAGCCAACTCATTCATATCACCTCACAAAACCAGATTTATTATCAAAGTCCATTGGCATTAGTCCTAGATTCTCAACAAACTGCAGGCTAGCTGCGTGATACCACAATCCGTACCATTCCTGAGCCTCGCCATTTCTCTGCTTCTCACACATTAGGTAAGCGTCTGGCTGCGTCTCGTCTACCATCTCGCCCCTGTTCCTCATGTTCTCTTTCTTCTTGTTTCTCCACATTAGGAACACGTTATCCACCTGATCCGAAATAGATCCTGAACCCTTCAAATCGTTCTTATTCGGCTGTTGCTCCTCATTAACCAGCTTGCGGATATGGTGAACTAAGTGAATATGTACCGAATGATCCCTAGCCAGTGCCGTTAGTTCATCTACAAAGTTTTTCTGCCCGTTAAAGTCATCCTCACCCTTGACGCACTTCATTAGGCTGTCGATAAAGATATGCTTGATACCCAGTTCCATAGCGCAATACCTTGCCATCGCTATGACCTTATCCGCTGAAGTCGTACCCTGCTGGTCATACAGGTACATCTTGTCCGCTAAGTACGCATCAAACCTTGTGAATAAGCTGTTGATATATTTCTCGCGGTCATTACTTAGCGGGTTATCTATGTACTCTCCAGAAAACTGCCTGACCATACGCTCTAAGGTTTTCTCAGGCTTCATCTCAAAACTGGCTATGCAGACCTTCTGACCTTGACGAATCAGGTTCAGCGCAATTTGCCCTGTAATCAATGACTTACCACCACCATTACCACCAGCATAAACAGTAACCTCACCATCCCTAAATGCAAAACTGCCATGCGTATTAGGCCAAGGCAATACAATTTTCTTATCAGTTTTACTATTTAGATAGTTTTCCTTGATAGCCTCTGACCATTCCGTAGCACGTTTGACTTTAATGGTCACATCATTAGCGTGTAGATACTTCTCTACATCAATGACTTCTGACTTTAAAAGTCTGGCTTTTCTGGCCTCGTCTAAATCTATTGCTCGTTCTTCAAGACTCATATTCACCTCTTATTTTGATAATTAACGCCAAGCAAAATTCTAATAATTCAGACATATCACCTTTAACGTAATAATCGTCAGTATTGTCTGGTTTATCAACAAGCCCAAAGTCCATTGCTAATTTAATAATTTCATCGGTTTTCATTGGATATACCCCACCGCTTCGTTAATTCGCTCAAAAGCCGCTTTAAGCCGTTTTTTATCAGTGGTTGATATCTCCCTACCTTCCGCTAAATCAAACGCCGCTATGGACGTAATAAGTGCCTCAAAATGGATTATTCGTAATAGGTCTGTCGCATAAAATGGTCTGCGTTCAGTTTTTAGGCGTTGTGTATCGTGTGTATACCCTAATTTGTTCTCTTTAGGAAACAGGTCACCGATGTCCATACCGACAGCAGAAACTATTTCGTTAGCAGAACATCCTGCAAAACACTTGAGCAGAATGCGTCCATCGTCAAGTGCCGTAATTGCCAGGCTAGGACTACGATCAGCGTGAGCAGGACAGCAAGCAGTCCATCGGCCTTTGGAGCCTTTAACTTTCTCTAGGCGATTGAGTAGGTTGCCAATCATGTTAGTCTCCACAGAAGCAAGCTATTGACTCATCATCCATGCCAAAGAAGTCTGTCTGACTCTTGGCGTAGTTCATCATTTCCTTGTAACTTGGACGATCCTTCCGAAACCTAGCGCCATCACCAAAAGTCTTGTCGCTTGTCTGAACCAAGGTTTCCATCCTAGACCACCATATCGCTCGCTCAGGCTTTTCAGCTATCAGGCTCAAGGTCTGACCAGCACCTTTAAGGAAACACAAGTCACAATTCCCGTGAAGTGTCTTACCATTGACGTTAGGCAATCCCAAGTCAAACGGCTGCTCAGACCAGAACTTTCCAACATCTTTTGCGCTAACCCCCGCAGTAACTAATGGCAATCTTTCCCTAGCTATCTTTGCAGCCCTTCTAGGTTCATCTGCTCTAATCCCTACCCAGTCCATGTTTTCGTTATGCTTCCAGCCTTTGCTTTTTAGGAATTTATGAATCGTTCGGATCTTCATCTCAACGGTGCAAAACCTTGTTACCGGGTTCGGAAGGTATTTTTTCTTTAGGATCAATTGCTCAAACGGCTCACCATTTCTACTAGCTGTCTCAAACGTCACTTCCTCAAAGTTTGGATTTTCAGCCCTATACTCAAGCCAATGAATCTTGACATTCCAATTCACGGAGCAATCACGGACAAACTCTAACGTGGCTTCTTCCTCTTTCCCAGTATTGGCAAAACAAACGATAGCCTCATCTGGCAATCCGTTATTGGACTGCAACACTCGCCAAAGCATATAAGCCGATGTTCTGCCGCCAGAAAAACTGATGCAGGTAGGCTCATCAATAAGGAATGGATCTCTCATTTGATCCTCCTGTCGTTAACCCACCAATCCTTTTGCTGCGCTGTTTGCTGAACCTTTGGCTCATAAATATTTTGCCAGTCATTAACAATGCTGTTTTGCAATACGATGGATGTATCAATTCCCTTAGATTTCATATTTTCTAATTTGGAAATAATTATCTTCATTGCTCGATCAGTCATAGGTTTACCTATCTTTTTCCTCATAGCAATAAAATCTTTCCAATCGTTAACGTCAAGCCAATCAGGAATTTCTACTGCTACAGCCTTCTTCTCTCTCTCTGTCTCTCTCTCTCCCTCTCTCTCTGGGATAGCAGGTTGATAGCAAGGTGCTAGCATTGTGCTAGCGTCAACAAAAAAGCCATTATCAATCAATGGCTTAAGTCCTGCTTCAATATCCTTGATAGCAATATGCAAGCGGAATGCTAGCTCGTTGCTAGCAGCATCAAATTCACCGTCTTTTGACTCACTTGCTAGCAGCCAAAGCAGTGGTGCTAGCGCCTTGCTAGCGATAGGAAGGCTTGCAAAAATCCTATCATTTAGGATGTCTCGATGCAGCTTAATCCAAGGTGGACAACGATCCCGATAATGTTGGAACTTATCCCAATTCTTAGGCTTCAGAATCATTCTTCCACCCCATTATTCCAAGCTAAGTCAATTTCATCTTTGTTTTTAAAGACCCAGTTTTCAATTGCTGCAAATTGATCTAAGCTAAGAAAAACAACAACAGGCTCACCAAACTCAATAGAGTCTTGCCTTATTCCAATTTTTCCACCAATAGTTATAAAAACCTCAACTGCTTCAATTCCTTTAAGTTCCATAGCTTTTTCCATAAAAAAAGCCCTAGGAGAGACTCTCACCGATAACGGTGTTGGCGGACTGGTAGGCTACCAGCAGAGTCCCTTCTAGGGCTTGCCTAATTCATGCCGCCAAGCACGATTAAAACTATACCTTAACGTTTCTTAAAGTGCAAATCCTGCAATATTCGCTATTTTCAAACTGCTTATTGCTACGGCTACGCTTGCAACCTTGGCAAATCCTAGTACCGAAATAGCTTGATTTCGCTGAGTTTACTGGTACAGGTTTTGAAGGATCGCTGTTCAATTGGTTGACCTCTGGGTGACAGTTTGGGCAAGAAGGTTTGCAATGGCTTCCACTGCAAAGACGGTGCAGGTTCATTTTGCTCTCTCATAGCTTGTGATTCCTTATTATGCGGCATTTTTGTCTATCCTCATGGCTAAAGTCAGGGCTGATCTCGGCTACCTCACAGGCTAACCTTGGAGGCATATTATGCGCCTTAATGCCCCAATAGATAGCTAATCCACCACAAATGCACCAGAATACAATTATTAACTTCTCGGCAACTTTCATAGTTTCCTCCTGTAGTTAAGCTGCCCATAGATATTGCCCATGTAGAATATTGCTGTCAATTGATATTAACTATTGGCAATAGATAACTGATAGGAATAATTTTACACACAGTCATCATTTTTGAGTATAGTTCACTCACCGCAACACAGCGGCTACTAGGAGACTAATATGAATATCGATGAAATCAAAGCAAAGATAGCAGCATTAGAAGAATCTAACGCACACTGGAAATCATGCCAAGACGGTAGCTACGAAATGGCCTTAGATCGTGCTGGTTACTGGAATCTTAAAGATCAACTCAAGGAGCTTGAAAGTGGAAAATCCAATAATCAGTGACGTTAGGACTCAGGCATATAAAGACGGTGTTGCCGAAGGCATGGAAATAGCCCGTCAGATGTTATGCAAATCTATAGGCAAAGACATTGATTCATACGGCAAAGCATTGGCTCATGTAGATGTAATGATTATCGAAATGGAAAGGATGAAACGTGAACAAGCTGCTATCAACGAGTGACTGGTTTGCTAGACATTCAGTTTTCTGTGGTGTAATAATGATTGTTCTATATCTTATTTCCTGTTCAATATGAGTAAATCCATACTAGACCCATCATTCAAATATGTTACTGCGTCTAATACAAACATTGCTAAAACGTTTGCGAAGATTCGTAAGGAACAGCAAGCTAAAGCTAAACCGATACAACCTGTTCAGGAAGTTCGGCAATTCAATATTATGCAGTATAAAAAATTCAATCAAGGATAAATAATGTCTGAATATAAAGTTTACGCAAAACTACAAGAAGCCAGAATAAGATTGCAAGCTGCACCATTAAAGAAGTCAGGACATAACAAGTTTGCTGGTTACCAGTATTTTGAACTAGGCGATTTTCTGCCAACGATTAACCAGATATTCCATGAACTCGGACTCTGCTCAGTTATCTCGTTCGATAAAGATATTGCTACTCTACGTATTATCGATACTGATAATGGTGGCTGCATTACATTTAGTAGCCCGATGGCTGACGCAAACCTGAAGGGTTGTCATCCTATCCAGAACCTCGGTGCTGTAGAGACGTACTCACGCCGTTACCTTTACGTTACAGCTCTTGAGATCGTGGAGCATGACGCTTTAGACGCTACAACAGGCTCAGAGGCTCCTAAGTCAGCCAAGCCTATTACTAAAGACGTATTCGATAGTATGACCAGCGAGGAACAGGAAGCTATCCGTAGCATTGGAGTTAATGTAATTTCCTTACTTTCTATGGATGATGTAGCTGGTGCTGTTGAATATATTGAACAATCAGAGTTAGACCCAGATTCTAAAACCGCCCTTTGGAGTCTGTTAGATAGTAAGCAACGGGCAGCAATTAAAAAATATACGACAAGGTAGAAAAATATGAGCTTTGACACTACAAATAGGGGCATATTGTCCAAGAATCTGAACAAAACGGCTGATAATCACCCAGAATATTCAGGCTCAATTAACGTAGGTGGCATTGATTACTGGCTATCAGCATGGATTAAAGAGTCTAGCAAGGACGGTAAGAAGTTCTTTAGCCTGTCAGTTAAGCCTAAAGATGCGCCTAAAGCTAAACCAATTCCAGAGGATGATTTGCCTATAGATGATGTGCCGTTCTGATCTACGGAGAGAAAGCAATGCTGGCGGGGAGCTTTGGTCGGTTCATCCCAAATCATTGTGAGTATCTCCACCTTCAACGAGCCGAAAGCGGATGCTGTTATTTTGATTAACTTAGGGGTTCATCAACCAGTGCAGCGAGTAGGCTCACCTAATACGCCAAGCCGGTAGTGGCGGGTAACACCGGCAGCAGGGGCTAGAAACTCTTTCAATGCTCCAAATTCTAGTGACCCTGCACCAAGACGCATGACCATTGCTGGACGCGAAAGCGCAAAGCGGACTAACCCAGAACCGGGAAGCCATAGAACACTAGGTCACTATGGTAGGCAAGACGGGGAAAGAGCAGTGGTCAGCCGTGTTGGTCAACCATAGGAGAAATACGTGATTCTTGATGAACTGCAAAAACGCTTTGATATTCCTAATGATCGTCAGCTATCCATTAAGCTAGGTATGGCTGCTCCAGTTCTTAGCCGACTACGTAATGGTAAATGCAAAGTCTCAGCAGAGATGATGATCGCTATC